CTCCAGCTACTACTAATGTTGTAAAATTTGCCATATTCTTAAATGATTATAGTTTTTATGCTATTCTAATGTTATATGGTCTGAACTAGGGTTGAAGTAAATCACGTCTGCTGATACCGCAAATCCCACTACTCTTACAACTGCGTCTGTTGCTGTAGGTTTTGTTGCTGTAATTGCACCTGCTGTAGCGTCATCAACGTACAAAGTTGCACCTACAGTCCAATTCCAACTATCATCTCTAACAAAGCTCCCGGCTAGAGCTACTTTCATAACTTGTCCATCAGTCTTGGTCTCTAATGACAGGGCTAACATAACTGTACCTGCAGTTCCTACCACATCTGCATCTGATTTCCACCATTCGCCATCTGACTTGAAATAAAGCAAATCCATAACTGTAATGTTTTCTCCTGCGGCAAAAGTACTTGTTACTGGACCTGTTGCTGTGTGGTCTGCATCTGGTGTTGCATCTAATGCTATCTGTCCTGCACTTACTGTTCCTGTAGTAGTTATGCTAGAAGCACCATTATCAATACTTCCAAAGTTTGAAGTAATAGACCCAGAATCAAGTGCGCCAACAGTTGTAAGTGAAGAAGTAACAATATTTGCTCCAAGGGTTGTTGCATTAAGAACTGAAACATTATTGATTTGAAAATCATTTCCTGTTACTAAATCAATTCCATCAGCATCTATTGTAGAACCATCAGTTACTGTAATGCTTGTTGTAAATGTTGGTGAAGTTCCAAAAACAAGAACACCAGTACCTGTTTCATTTGAAATAACACCTCTAAGTTCGGCTGATGTTGTAGAAGCAAATTGGTCTAAACCATTTGAGGTTAAAGCATCTCCTGCCCCTTTTGCATCTAATTGAGTTTGAACTGCAGAAGATAGCCCTTTAACATAAGTAAGCTCTGTAAGCGAAGGATAAGTTGCTACCGCTGCAGAAGAAATAAATCCACTAGCATCTGAAATAACAATCTCACTAGCTGTAAGAGCCGCTAATTTATTTACAGCAATTGCTGCTGATGCTTTAATACTAGCATTAGCAATATTCGTGATACTGTTACCAGTACCATCCTGATCAATACTTTTATTTGTAAGTGTGTCAGTTGTAGCTTTACCTATAAGAGTATCTGTAGCTGCCGGAAGTGTAAGTGTTGTACTTCCAGCTTCTGCTGTAGCTGCTACTGCTGTTGTTCCTGATGTAGCACCACTAAAAGTTACACCCTCTGTTCCGGCAATTACACCAGTAGTATCTGCTATTGTAACAACACTATTTTGAATAAGTTTCCCAGTAGTAGTATCAAATCTCGCTATAGCATTATTTGTAGCAGAACTTGGTCCTACCACATCTCCTGATCCACTAGCACTATTTGTTAGCAATCGTCCAGTTGCTGAATCTACTGTAAAAGGTAAGGTAACAGTAGAATCTGCACTTGATATTCCAAGGGCTACTGTTACATGATTACCATCTCTAATTGCATCTGTCATAATAATATTTTAACTTGTACCTACTAATATTCCTCCTGTTGAAGGATTTGCAAAAACTGGTATTGGATTTCCACTCACAGAATCAACCGCCATCAAAGTAGCTCTATGATTTTCATCTCTTGCTGCATTCATAGCAGCTGTTGAAACTGTATTTACTCTATCAATATTTATACCACTATTAGAAGAATTAATTACTATAGGAACTAAAGTAGTTCCATCAACATATGATAATCCAAGTAATACTGGTATGTGATTGTTATCTCTAATTGCGTCTGTCATATTATGCGGCTACTATTTTACCTGTTGAATTTAATGGTCGCCAAATAGCATAGTAAGTAATTACTCCTGCTGTAATATTAGCTGTAGCAACAGTTTGAATAATATCTTGTCCTGATGGAATGATAAAAGCACTTGGTAATGTTTCTACTAAAGCTGGAGTTGCATCTTTCCATACTTCATCTGCATCAATATTTGTGGCTGTTGTTTGAGCAAGTAATAAAGCTGTTCCTGACGATACTCCTACCTCAACAGTTGCACTTGCTCCAGTTAAAAGAGTTGTGCATACTCCAAAAACATGTACTAAAACATCCCCAGTTACTGTGAATAGAGTTGCTGGATTTCCACTTCCATTATAATCACCTGGGTCATTTTCAGTAGCACCATCAAATGTCATAGTTTTAGTTACAACAAGTCCATCCATTGTGATTGGAACATTATTTGCGTCTCTTATAAATGCTTCTGATACTTTTGTCATATTATTTTTGTTTAGCTTTTAATTCAGTAAAACCATCTTTTAATAATTTTTGTCTATCTTTCAAAAGTCTAAATCCATCTCTAATTTCTTTTCTGTCTCTATTTAATTGTTTCTTATCTTCTCGTATATGAATCTGGTCTAATTTAATCCTTTTTCGTAATTCGTTAAAAGATTTAAAATGTTCTTTAACATCATTATCCGCTTCTTTCATCTTTTCATTAAAGTCCTTAAAGAGAGTTGTAATGGTAGAAGCAATTTTATTTAATTCATTGGCATATGCCTGTAACTCCTGATTATATCCAGAGAGTTCTTTATGATTTGTGTTAATTTCTTCTAACACATCACAACTCTCTTTAAAAACTTTAAATACTCTTTCTTCAGCCTCAACCTCCCGGGTAATCATGTACGCTTCAGTTGTTTCTTTTAATTTTTTAAGTGTTGCACGACCATTAGAAAGATTAGTTTGCATATCAACAAGTTCTTTCATGGTGTCAAACTTTTCTTGATCTAATATTTTTGTTTCCATAAGCCGAGTGTGATTTTGACATCACGCATCTTCGTTATGCTACTCATAAATAACTCGGCTGCCTATCTACTGTACTGTCAAAAGTTCGGTAAGTTTAGCCTTACCCAATCGTGCATCAAAAGAAATTCCTTTTTCTTTTAATGCTGCGATAACTTCTGCTTTGTCTTGATAGACAATTGCCGAATTGGTTTCGTCCACCGGCACAATTCCAGACGTATCTGTGTTTCCATCAGATTCTCCTTCATCTGGATTAGCGACTACCTTATTAAGTTCTTCCACTCTTTTGATCATTCTATCTGCCTCTGAAAGAGATTCTTGAGGTTCCTCCTCATAAACTTCAGTCATAATCTCTAACTTCAGTTTCTCAATAATAGAATCATCCCAAAGTGGACGATCTGACCCCCTTCCGTCTATTTCTTTTGAATTACGGAGAGGAGCTTTTTTAATCATTATTTGCCTAGCAAGGTGCATAGCAAGATGATTACCCACAGTAAGTGGGACTAATAAAGAACCACCTGCAGGCACGAAGAAGTCACGTCCATTAAAACGTGCGCCTAACTTACCGGTGAAATCAAAGTCCGTGATATTTGTTATCCGAACTATTTTATAATCACTCTCATTCATGTTATTGAACATTAATGAATTAATAATCCTTTTAGCTTCGCCTTTCCAAAAGGGCAGTTAAATACTGCACCCTACTCCCAATTGAAATTAGGAGTAGAAGCAGGATTCAACCTACCGGATGAATACTCTACATAATGCGTTTTGATCAACACCTGCATTTGCTACTAGACAAATACCAAGATTCTGCTCATCAAATGGACCTTTTGCCGTTGATGCTTTAACGACTTGTCCAGTTGTGTCATCACCTGTAACGAATCCTTTTCCAACAACAAGCACTTCACCAGCTGCTACCGCACCATCACCTTCTGTAAGCAACCATCCATAAGAAGAAGCTGCAATAGCGACTTGTGCAACACCAACCGCACTCTGAACTTTAGATGTAATAGCTGATTTATCAACTTCAGCCATTGTACGAAGTGTAATATCAGAATCAGCTACAGAAAGAGCTGTTGCTAATGCTGTTTCTGGATAAAGTTCCAGTGTATCTGTGGTGTTAGTCTTAACTTTGAAAGTTTGACCAACACCAGTTCCATCATCTACAACACCAATTGCATCCGCAAATTGTCCAACAGTCCATCCAGCCGAAGCCTTAGTAATGTAAACAATTCGTGAAAGTGCATCTGTGCTTGAAGAACAAGTATCAACTGCTGTAACAGCATCTGGTACTGCAACTGATCCCAATGCTAGGGCTGTATTAGCCTTAACATATACCCATTCACGTCCATCAGGAGTAGAAGATCTTTGCCCAATCGCAACTTGAGGTGAAGTCTCTGTTCCATAAACGTCTTGAAATGTTATTTGGTTCATAAATTTATTTTCAGCCTTTGGTTCTTAACCTCCGGCTATTCTGGGTAAACACCCATTAGTTAATAACTACTAAGCAGGATATACCTTTTCTTGTGAAGTTTCTTCTTCACTAGAATCTTCTGATCCTGCTTCTTCTTCAGTAGATTCTTCTACTGCTTCTTCAGTAGTTTCTTCTACTGTGTCGGCAATTGTTTCATTTTTACTCATAGCGATATAAGATTAAATAGATTTGTAAATTCTATTGAGAAGCCCAAATACCTGATTGAGCTACTGTATACCACTGACTAACACCATCCGAAACTAATGTAATATAGTCCCCAAGAACATTAGACGCTGCAGTATTTTTGATACCTGTTCCTCCAGCCGGAGCTACAACAGCACCATCATCATTTGTTGCTTTTGCTTGAATAGTATCTGTTCCATCTGGATCAATTAGTATTTCTCCACTCGCACTTCCACACTTAAACGTGTAGAACAATCCTGAAGTTGAAGCTGCAGGAAGAACAAATGTTTGAGTAGATGATGCTTTTGTAGCAATCATTACTAAACCAGATTCTGCCGCAGTTAAAGTATCTCCACTTCCTGTTAGCTGAATTTCAGCTGTGTGCCTAAGACCAGTAACGGCTCCAGACAAATTCAATGCACCTGATAAGGTAACTGTTTCTGCTGAATTAAGACCGTTATATTTTACAACTGGTACATAATCTTCTATGTAAGTTGATGTACTCATTTTATTTTTTAATTAAACCTTCTCGGATCAAGTCCGGTAAAAGGAATGAATAATCTTTAAGTCAATCCTACCATTTGTCCCTGTAGGCGAGGGTTCTCTGAAATGAAATTTCCAGCATAGACAAGATGACCTATTTCAGCCAACTGATCTACAGGACTCATCATATCTCGGAAGTTAAATCCACGTGTTGATGGGATTCGTCCAGGTACTCCTAGAGGAACACCATCATTACTTTTCTTGAAATTAACTTGCTTTAGACCGGAAATATTAATTCCCTTAAATCCAAAGTAATTTGTGTTAATAAGGAACATCTTTCCTGATGGAATTTGCTCATCTTTAACAACTGGTGTTCCTCGGAAAAACAACACATCAAATCCTGCCTGTCCTGCCATAGCAGCAGTTGTAGGCACCATTCCAAATGCGTTCATCTTTGGATAACCATTTTGTGTATACCCAGCCCTTACAGTTGGTTGCAACAAAGACTCATATGTGGACCACAAAGTCTTTGTAGTAGCAATAATATCAGGACTATCATTACCAATTGAAACTGAGTCATAAGCCGTAGCCATCTTAGCAAGTGTCAAAGCACCAGCAGATGCTAGATAATAGCCTTTTAGGGTTGTGTAAGTTGTTCGTGACAGAGTTCCATATGTACCAAAATTAGTACCATCATCTGCCGCGTTGTAGATTGAATCCCAAGAATTACCTGATCCTGTTCCAGTCCACAAATTAGTAGCCATGACTTGCATCAATGACTGTGCTTGTGAATCAAACTCTGCTTCTAAGAGATCAATTACTTGTTCATCTCCTTGATTTAAAGTTTGTTCAATATTTGCAATAACAACTGGCTTATAAGCCATTTTTGGTCTAAAAGTCATAGTTGTTCTTACATTCTGACGATCTGTATCAAGTTTATCCGCAATTCCGGTGTTTCCACCATTTGTTGAATCTTGATACTTAACAATAACGTCATAGGAAACACCTGACTTCCAAGGTTTTGCATTTTGCAAAAGTTTCATAAGAACAGGTGAACCATTAGAAACTGTATCGTAACATTTAGGTACAATATAGCTTCGAGTAACACTTGTTACTGCTTCACTAAATGTCATATTATTTTAGAGTTATTTTTTACTCTTTAGATGAGAAAGATATTCAGCTGCACCATCAAACCTAGACATTTCCGTTGGGTCATAACCAGAATCATCTGGTAATTCTCCACCAGAGCCAGTTGAAATTGGATCAACTTCACGCGTCTTGAGATTTTTGACTGTTCGTTGTTCTACATCAACTGCAGTTTTTTTCATGTCAGACATATTTGTATATGCCGTTTTCAAGTTATTAAATCCGTATTTATTTGCGTGTTGAAATAATGCGTTTTCGTCTAATTTTGGATCTAATGTTTTTATATTAGCCAATTCTATTTCAACTGCTTTTTGTATACCAGCTACTCTTTCTTGCTCTATTCTCGTAGAGTTCTGTATTTCAGCAAGTGCTTCAGTTTTTGCTAATTCAATTACTTCAGCATAATTCTCTGGGACATAATCGTCCTTTTTCCATTCTGGTTCATCTTCAGAGATGCTTTTAAGTTCCTTTTCACGTTCAATATCAGCTAATGCTTGTGATTTTCGCGTAAATTCTGGAAGGAAATTATCTTTCCATTCCTTTTGAAGTTCGTCTGCTGTTACTTGTCTCCCATCAGGAGTTTCGTAAAGCATAGGTTCTTCTGGAGTAGTTTCAGGTGTAGGATCCGCCTCAACTTTCTCCTCTTTTGGTTCTTCTGGGGTTGGTGTTGTTTCCGAAGTTGTCTCCGGAGTTTCTTCACTCCCTGTAAGTTCCATATTACTTTCTGGTATTTCTGTCATGTTTTTGATTGCCATCATCTTAACTTGCCCTTGCGGGTGAAAAAATGTCGCTTGATCTAAATTATTTTAATAATACACTATTTTCTTCTACGATACATTGATTGTGCAACTGCATAAGCTTGTCCTTTTTTTGGCTTTTTACCTCTAATTCCTTCTTTATGAATTTTCTTGATTTTAGCTCTTATCCATTTTTCTTTTTCTGTTGTCATTCTTCTAATTTTTCTTTTCGTCTTTGACGACTATTTGAAAATTCTCTTTCTTCTTTTTTTTCGTTATTTTTCTGGACTTCCTCTGCTACTAATATTTCTGGATTAAGTTCTATACCAGCTTTTGCTGCTAATTGAACTTTACCATCAGGAGGAAGATCCATATAAGCAAGACTTAATTTAATTGGATCCTCTTCAACTTCTGGAACAATTTGTGCCATTTCTTCCTGTGGAATACCAACTGCATACGGTCTGTTCAAATCAAAGATAACTCTATTTTTCGCTTTTTCAGCGGGTGAATCATATCCAGCAGTTTCAAAGTAATCAACCGGTGAGAGAAGTCCTTTCTCTACATCCCCTTGTGCCTGCTCAAACTTAAATTGTCTATCTTCAGGAAGTGTTTTACCACTAATAACTCTAACTTCTGTTCCGTCTTGAAAGTCATCTTGAATCAAAGTAAGTATTTCAATTGAAGCAGTTTTACCAAGTGATTTTGCGTAGTGATGTTCAGTGTATCTAACTTTTGCTAATTGATAAAACCAATTAAATAATTCATAGTTTACATAATCTATTACTTGCACAAGTTCATTAAGTCGTAAAAATGATTGGTCAATAAGAGCAAGTCGCCCACCTTTTGTTTCTTGTCCTTCCCTAATTCCTTTAAATGCAGATGAAGCTGCCATAATGTCATCAATTTCTCTCCGTGAATCACGCATATTCTCAACAACAAAAGCAGGAAGTGCTGGACCAGTTTCTCTCTGGACTCCTTGAACAGCTCCCTTACCCCAGATTAATCCCTCTGTTTCAAATCGCATACGTTGAGCATCTGCTTTATCCATAACAGTAGAATCAACTTTGATAATTCCATTTACCAATTTTGAGTTTTGTGTAATATCTCTTTTGGTTTCATCAATATTCTCTTGAAGTGGTGCAGATTGAGTAATCATATCTGTCTGTCCAATTGGAGAATTTTCATTATTAAATAATGTAGCGAAAATATATGGCTTTCTTGGTCTATCAAAATGATTAAAATAATAAGCACTTAATTCTATTGGTCCTTCTATATTTTCAAAAGTTAAAATTTCTTTACCTTCATCTTTTGCTTTCTGATAAGCTAATCTTTCAGGTTGTGATCTTCTTGCTCCCTCAAGTAAATTTCTTCGTGCTTTTCCTTCAGCGTCTTTTAATTGTTCTTCTTCCTCTCTTGTTACCATCAAACCATCCCAATCCCAATACGGATTTCGTATTCTTCCAAGAATAAGATTATCCATTTTAAAGATTACATAATCCCAACACCAAGCTTCTAAATATTTTACTTCTTTGTTATCTACCAAAACATCAGCTTCATTTGTGTAACCATACTTTTTTAAAATCTCATTCTTTTTCATCGGAAATCTTTTTATAACCGCAGATAAATTATCTGTAATTTCCTCAATTGCAAATTCTGAATCATCTTCTTTTGTTGCAGTTTTTGAAAATCTAACTTTTCGTGGATCAATTACTTTTGCATCAAAATCATTTATCTTTGTATTCCAAAAAGGTTTGAGGACTATTAATCTTCCAAAATATAAATTACGCAATCCTTTACGGATTATTTCTTTAGTATTTCTTTCAACATATTTAATTTGAAAATATTTTTCTTGTCTTACTGAAAGAGCTTTACTTTCTGGTGTATCACGACCATTTAAAATATTTGGTCTTGGTGGATTCGCAATTAAGGCATTAATAACTGTTTCTTGATTTACAAAAACCCGATTAGCTCGGACTTTACTTTTTTTCCGAGGGATATTGGAAAGATAATCCGGCTCGTTTTTATAAATTTTTAAATTGATATTATATGTTTTCTCAACAATATTCCAAATTGTTTCAGAGGATTTCCATCTGTTATCTACTAAATTACATAATTGATTATTACTAAGTTCAGAGATTTTTTTCATGCGTTTATTTTAACACACAAACTAAACAAAAATACAAGTGGATAAGTAAAATTAAATATCTGGGTGATCCCAATCATTATTTTTTGCTAATATCTCTCCGAGATCCCCCATCACATTATCATTACCAATTAAGATTTTAGAATCTGTGCCACGTAAAGTTTCTGGTATATATTTACCAATACCAAAATTTCCTAATGTAGCAAGATAATAATATAAAGTTGCAAAAACATAATGATCTTCCCCAGTAGTAGAATCCCATTGATAACTCTCAATACCCCTATTATCAACAATCTTAATTCTTCTTAAAGTTTCCCAGTGTTTAAGATAATTCTTTATCTCACTATCAGAAGAAACTCCAAAAAGCAGTTTTGCATTAAGGATTTCGTCAATTAATTGGTCTAATATCCTATTCCTATTGCTATAAATAACCCCATCTTTATTCCCCTCACCCCACCAGACTATAGTTTTAGGGTTATTTTTATTCTCTTGAAAGAAACTCATTAGTGCATTACGGTAGTTTTCCACATAATATTTAGACATTGTATTATCCGGTAATGCGTCAATTACTAACTTAGGTTTATACATTTTCATCATATCATCCAAATCAGCCCATTTTGTAAATCTCCCTATTTTTATTGGTCCTTTCTCACTACCAAGAACATAATGTTTGATATTTCCAACATCTACCCCTAAGAACCACTTACCAGTTTCTAAATTCTTGGGTGTCCAGTTATCCA